GTCCGCAAGGTCGTCGGCGTTCCGGGCGGATCGGTGTGGCTGGTTTTCATCTATCGGACCTAATATGGCCGGCGCACGTCTCGAAGGCCGGCAGCAGGCCCATGCAGCAGCAATGGCATCGATCGAAGCGCTGGAACGGAAGTTCGCTCAGAACATCCAGAATCTGGTGGAAGAAATCGACCATCACATCAAGGCGCTGACCCCGGTCAACACCGGTCAAGCAGTTCGCAATTATATCTGGTCGATCAACAACCCAAACCCGGTTGTTTATCAAGCGATCAATAATGGCGATCCCGGCCGCACCAACCAGATGGCCTTGGGGACCGAACCCCGGCGTGGTGTGAACGAAGCAGCGGCCGCCGAAAGCATGAACACCCTTGGGTTGATGAGCAATCCGTTCGGGGTGATCTACCTGACCAACAATTCTCCGGACATCGTGGGACTTGAAATGGGTATCCTACCGGGCCCGCCTTTCAAATCACGTTCGCCTCGCGGAATGTTCGGCGTCACCGAAGCCTACTTCAACGCGCTGATCAAAGCACAAGGAATACTCAGGTGAGTAAAGAAGCAGAGCGGGTCTATCTGACCAACAAGATGAAGGCTCGGGCCGACGAACTGGGATTCCCGATCTCTTATCCCAATCACCAGTTCAACATCCCAGTCAATGACATCTATGGTGAGTTTCACATCATGTCAGGGCCAAAGCCCATCATCGTCGGGGGTGAAGGTAAGGGACGTATCAGAGTCCGCTACGTCGGTATGGTGCAGCTTACGGTTTACATCCCCAAGGACAAGGGGACTAAGAAGGCCGCCCTTGCTCAGGATGTGTTCAAGGAAATCTTCCAGTTCAAACTCGGGCGTGACGCTGAGCAATCCAGCTACAAGTTCGGTGTCCTCCAAGACTACAACCCGGAAACCAAAGTGGGTTGGGAATGCTATGTGGTTCGGGTGAGTTTCCAGCGGGATTCAATTGAGACTGTCCAGATCAGCGAATAATTTTAGGCAACACCGACATTATGGCTGCGTGAACGACATTCTCGCTTGACACGTTAACCATTTTCGTTTACCATTGGCGTCTTAATTCCGCCCCTTTGGATGGGGCTGCGTTTAGACGCATCACTCCACCATAACTGAGAAGGGCAATTCCAAAATGGCAAACAAGCTGCTCGCCGATAGCAACCGCGCTTCGCTCCGCGAGATCATCGAATCCAACAACGCGTGGGGCGAGACCCCGGCAGCAGGTGTTACCCGCGCCCGTCGTTTCCGCACGTCCTCGATCACGGCCTCGAAGGAGACCGTTGAGTCGGAGGAAATCCGGGACGACCGCATGATCTCCTCGGTCATCGAAACCGCTGCAATGTCGGGCGGCGAGATCGCTTGGGAATTTGCAGCCGGCACGACCGACCTCGACTTCCAACGCACCCTCATGGGTGCGTGGTCGCGTCCGATGGACTGGGACGTGTTCCGTGGTAAGACTGTCTCGATCACAGCCAACAACACCGTCCGCATCAGCGGCGCTGATGTGGCAGCCTACTTCACTGTCGGCCGTCGTATCAAGACCAGCGGTTTCGTGAACCCGTCGAACAACGACTATCTCCAGATCAGCAGCGTCGCGTTCGCGGGTGGAAACACCGACATCGTGGTCACTGGCACTTCGCTGGTGGTTGAAGCCGGTTCTCCGAACACAACTGTCGCCGACGCAAACGATGTCATCATCCTGCGTGCGACCACCCTTCGTTTCGGTAACTCGCCGAACACCATCGACGGTGAAGGCGCTAACCCGTTTGCTGCTGCGATCGCTGCTGGTCAGTTGAAGACCGGTCAGCGCATCTTCGTCGAAGGCATCGGCTACGAGACCGGAACCATCACGGCCAACACTGTTGTCGCCGGTGATACTGTCACGCTGTCTGACGGCGTTGATACCGTTACTCTGGAAGCCGACCTCGATTTCGACATCGGCGCGGACGACACCGAAACCGCAACCAATCTGGCGGCTGCAATCAACGCGCTGCGCCCGACCGGAACCGTTGCTCTCTCGGCCACTTCGGCACTGGGCGTCGTTACGGTTCGCAACCTCCTCAAGGTCGGCGGCGTCCTGACCGAAGACGCGGCAACCCTCGCGGTTGTTGACTTCACTGGTGGCTCGGCAACGGACGGCGGCTTCTACACCATCGTTTCGCTGACCGATGACACCCTCGTTCTGGATCGCGCTGTCCCGGCAATCGCTGCTGGTGGCCCGATCACGATCAAGGGATCGATGCTCCGCAATCCGGGCAACAGCGCCGACATTACGCCGCAATCGGCATCGATCGAAACCGGCTTCCAAGACGTGAGCCAGTTCTTCACCGTGGACGGCCTGCGTTGCGGTGGTATCGAAATGGAAGTCGCTGCCGGCTCGATCGTCACCGGTCAGTCCACTCTCATGGGCCGCGCTACCAAGCGCGCCTCGACCGAGAAGCTGACTGGCGCTGCTTATACCGCGCTCGAAGCCCCGGCAACCGAAGTCGTTTCGGCGACTGCGAACGTCGGCGCTCTGACCGTGAACGGTGTCGAACAGGCAACCGCGATCAACTCGATCCAGTTCTCGATCGAAGGCAACCTGCGCAACCAGCAGGCCATCGGCTCGAAGTTCCCGGTCGGCATCGCTGCTGGCCGTCTGAACCTCACTGGCACGATCGAAGCCTACTTCGCCGACGGTGAAATGTATGATCGCTTCATCAACCACGAGACGGTCAGCCTCACCTTCCCGATCATCGATCAGGACAAGAACACCTACTACTTCACCATCCCAGCATTCAAGGTCACCAGCGATCCGATCGCACCGGGCGGCCTCGATCAGGATGTCATGGAGTCGCTGGAGTTCAGCGCCTTCCGCGACGCGACCACGGCCTGCATGGTGCAGATCGATCGCTTCTCGTCCACCGCTCCGATTACTGCACTGTAATCGTGAGCCCCGGTGGGTTCCCCCGACCCACCGGCGCGATTTGAGGTAAGGACTTCGGTCCTTGTCCTCCGCCACCCCGGTTAGCCGGTAATAGTCCCCGCATACAGTCTAGGCTCTGTGCGGACGACGGGTGGAGTATCCAGTTCCCCGACACCGATTTCGCTGGCGAAACGGGGTGCAGCCTTGTCGGGAGGCTGCATCCCACCCTCCCGACAACCGACAAGGATTACCCCGATGAACCTCTACGAAGCATTTGAAAGCAACCTCGACGACACCGCCAAGGAGTTCCCGCTCTCGGACACGGCGTCGATCACACTGATGCCGATCGCTGGCGACAAATCGCGCCGGGCCTTCGAGCGCATGATGGAACCCTACAGTGTCCGCCTGAACGCCGGCGGCAAGCTCACCGACGAAGAGAACAAGGCGCTGAACGTTCGGTTCTACGCTGAGAACATCGTCAAGGGCTGGAAGGGCATCAAGGATCGCGAAGGCAAGGAAATCAAGTTCAGCCCGGAAGCTGCTACGGCTCTCTTCTCCGATGAGAAGCTGGCGGGCTTCTTCGCTCTGATCATCCGTATGGCATCGAACGACGCCTCGTTCGAAGCCAAGAAGGCCGAAGCAGACGAGGGAAACTGATAGCCTACCTCAACTGGACGCAGCGTCCGACTGCTAAAAAGTCGGACTGGCTGCGCCAGATTGAGGCTGAGAAAGGCATCAAGATCAAAACCCTTGAGGACGAACCCGTTCTCTCTCCACATCTCTATTGGATTTGGAAAGCCTTCACCGATCTCAACAGCCGGCGACCGGTTGCAGGGATGGGAGGTTTTCTACCATTCTCCTACACCGAGATCGAAGCCTACTGCCGGCTCAAAGGCATTTACTCCCTCGGTGAACGTGAGCGCTTGCTGCGTCTCCTCGAAATCCTCGATCATGAATGGATCAAGGCTTACGTCGAGCGTGAAGAAAAGAAGAACAATTCTTCGAAAGGCACACCCCCACCACCATCCCACTCGCCCCCTCGCGGCGGTGGACGAAAAGCACCCCCTCGAAAACAGGTAGCGTAGCCAATGGATACCCATGGCATGAAGTTTGTCGTTGACACGACTGGAGTCGCGAAGGGTTTTCGCGACTACAAGTCGGCTGTCGATGGCATCTTCGCTTCCCTGACCAAGTTCGAAGCCCACGTCGATAAGACGATGAAGGGGGTTGCTAAGGCTTCGGCTAACCCACAAGCACTCAACGCATTCAAGAAGGCCGTCAGCGCCTTTGCGAAGGTAGACATCGACACGTCGGCAGCCCGCAAGCTGTCGGCGCTGTCGGCTGCCATGCAGGGCTTTAAGGCCCCCTCCAGCGCCCAGACAGCAAACACCAAGCGCTTCTTCAATGTTCTGGGTAACTCGCTCCCAGACCTGACTAACGCATACCGTTCGATCAAGATGCTGAACGACTTGAAGACCGCGCTGGCGGGCTTCAAGGCACCACCGGCTGGGGCTTCCAAAAATCTCACGGCGTTCGCCAATGCAATGCGGACCGCCGCGCCGGCTTTCAATAGCCTCAAGAGCGTGTCTGGCACAGCGCGGGTCGCTAATGAACTGGCGCTGCTCGGCGCTGCATTCCAAAATCTCCGAGTCCCTACCGCTGGTCAGGTTACCAACCTTGGTAATTTTGCCCTTGCAATGCGCTCCTTAAACTTCTCCAACCTTCAAGGTTCGGGGAACTTTTATGCTGCGCTGGCCGCGATCGGAAACTTCCGGGCCCCAACAGCAGCACAGATTCGTAACCTCCAGTCGTTCGTAACGGCTGTTGCCAACATGCGTGTTCCCCAGAACGCGGATGCGGTCGCAGCCGCACTGGCTCGGATCGCAGGGGCGGTCGGTCGGGCAAGTGACGCGATGCGAGGTCTTCGCGGCAATGTAGGCAGCCTCGGTAACAGCCTCGGTAACTTGGGAGGACAGGCACGCGGCGCTTCGATCCAGATGATGGGTCTCCAGAACGCTTTCTCTGGCACGTTCCAAGTGGGCTCTGTTTTGCGTTCGCTTCTGGGATCGCTGACCATTGCTGAGCTTGGTCGCAACTTCTTTGAAGCGACCAACGCAGCTATCCAATTCAAGGCACAGATGGGCGTCCTGAACAAGGACCTTCAATTCGCCGACGCTCAGATGACCTATGTCCGAAACACAGCCAATGCTTTCGGAACGGACATGCTTGCGGCGGCCACCGGCTTCGCCAAGGTCAGCATCGCGGCTGATAAATCCAACATGACCGTCATGCAGACGCGTCACATCTTCGAAGGTCTGTCCACCGCCATGACGGTTCTGGGCACGACCACTGCTGGGCAGGGCGATGTGTGGTTGGCTCTGCAACAGGTCATGAACAAGGGCTATCTGTCGGCCGAAGAACTCAACCAGCAGCTTAACGAAAAGCTGCCGGGTGCGATGGCTTATGCTACCGAGTATGCCAACAGCCTCGGACTGTCTCTGGAAAAGGGTTTGAAGACCAAGGCGCTGGATGCCGCTGGTGTGCTTGCCCATATTGCACAGCGGATGAAGGAAGACTTCGGTCCTTCTGTGGCTGCTGCTTTGATGCGCCCGGCCGCACAGATGAATATCCTGCGTAACAACATCGATCAGTTGTTCATCGCCATCGGCGAGAACGGCGGTAACGACGCGTTCGCAAACCTGCTCGCGAAGATCAACGAGCGGATGAAGCCCGAAGACATCGAACGCTATGCAGTAGCGATCGGTGAGGGCCTGAAAAACGCGGTCGATAGTCTGTCGGCGGCCTTCGATTGGTTGTATCAGAACTGGGATTCGATCAAGGGCCCGCTTTCGGCAACCCTGGAACTCCTCGGTAAGTGGATGATTGTATCCAGCGCCCTCCAGATTGGCCGCTTTATCGTTCAGCCGCTGATGGCTATCGGACCGGCATTAGGTGGTTTACGGACCGCTGGGGCCCTTCTGGGTGTGACCTTCGCAACAAGCGCCCGTGCTGCTGTCGGTGCCATGGCGGGCCTGACAGGCAGCGCTAGAGCCGCTGCTGTGTCGATGCTCCAGTTCCGTGCATCTCTGGCTGCTACGATCGTAGCTATGCGCGGTGCTACTGTGAGCGTCGCCGGTCTGCGTGCGGCTATGCTGGCATTGGCGACCACCGGTATCGCCGGGGCTGTCGCCGGCCTGCGTGGGCTGGTTGCCTTGCTTGGTGGTCCGCTCCTGCTTACACTGGCGGCTGTTGGTTACAGCATCTACCGGGTGGTGGATGCTTGGGACTCGCACAAAAGAACGCTCGAAGAGGCGAACGTCACGATCGACAAGAACAGAAAGTTGATCGATGAAACACGCACTTCTTTAGCATTCGGCAGCACGGCAACCGACACCGCGACGGGTGCGACCAACCTCTATGGTATCTCGATGGACACTGCACGCGGGTTCATGGAGCGATTCCGCCAGAAGGCCGATGAAGCAACCAACGGGTTGTTCTCGATGGCATTACAGGCGCGTCAAACCCGCGTCGAGATGTTGAAGTTGGCGCAAGCCGACATCACCAAGAAGCTGTCCAGCCTGCAAACCAACTCCGTCCGGGAGCTTGGTCAGTTGGCTGATCAACAGTTCGCGAAGGGTAACTATTTCACCGGTGCTGGAGCCAAGCTTTACCAAGGTATGCAGGGTCTCCGCAACATCGGTGACCGTGCGCGTGAAAAGGATGTCAACGAAGGGATTGACCGACTCAAAGCACAGCGGGACGAACTGGCTGCGCTGCAAAAAGAGGTAGAATCGGAATCTCTCGACACCGGTATGGACAGACTCCGAGCCCAAGGGTTCGGTGGTAAGCCGCCGCGTGCGTCCACGCCGACCGAAGCTGGTAGCGGTGGTGGTTCTTCGGGCGTCAACAAGGCAGCCCGCGAAGCTGAGCGTCTGGCTAACTCGGTAGACCAGATCATGGGAACCTTGATGGAGAACGACCCGATCGGGAAGCTCTATCAGGACTTTGTTGAAACTCTCGGTGATCAGGCTAGAGTCCTGCTCAACGATAAGGGTTACGAACAGTTCGTTGCCAACGTCAAGGCGCAGAACAAGGACGGTGTGGTTTCGGTCGAGTCACTGATTTCGGTGATGAAGGCCAGTGGAACCACCTCGGCCGGTGCTTTGAAGCTGATCGAAGACAAGTATGGTAAGACCAGCGACCAAATCGTAAACCTGCTCAAAGAACAGCAGGCGGCGTTGGAAGAAGCTTACACCGACGCGGCTATCAAGGAATTGGATAAGTCCTTCCGTTCGCTGTCGCGTGGTATTTCCATGGTTGGGGATAGCATCCCCGCTGTGGCTGAATTGGGTGCTAACCTTCAAACTATTGAAGGTCTGGCTCGCTTTGTCATGCCTGCCAATGAGGGCTTTGTTAAGTTCCTCAGCGACGTTCGTTCAGGTGCGCTTTCAGCAGCGGAAGCGATGGATAAGCTGGAAGCCATCATGGCTGATCCAAACCAGCGTTCGGCAACCGCAAGCCAGTTTTTCGCTACTTCCAACACCAACCCGGCCGAAGTTGCGAAAGCAAATCGTGATCGCGTCGCGGCGAATGCAAACGCACGCGCCGAAGCTGAGTTGGATATGCAGTTCGGTGAACGACTGCTCCAGCAGCGCAACAACGAAATCAAGCTCCTCCAGATGTCTTCGCAGGAGGCGGAAGCCTACACGACGGTAATGGAAGAAGTTAACCGGATGCGCGCTAAGAGCGGCCCGGTTTCTCAGGAGGTTATCAACAACCTCCTTGAGGAAGTTCGTGCGCAGCAGGCACTCGCTAACCAGATGCAGCGGAACAAGGAGTTCTTCGAGAACAACGGGGTTCGCAGCTACATCAACGACATCAAGAGCGTTGGTGAGTCGATCAACGAGTTGGACAAGAACGTCCTCCAGTCGTTGGAAGATCAGTTGTTCAGCCTCGGCACGACTGGGAAGTTCAGCTTCCAAGCTATCTTTGACACGCTCCAACAGGGCCTGATTCGTTTCGCTTCCCAGAACATCCTCAAGGAAGGGCTGGGCAAGCTGTTCGGCGGGGATCAATTGGAGGGCGGAACCCCGAGCCTTCTGGGCGGCCTCTTCAAGGCGATGGGCTTTGAACACGAAGCTGGCACTACCGACCCACTCGGAACTGCAAGACGCCCGATGCACGTCATCATCGATGGTGGCACCGGTAACTTGATCAGAAAAACCGGTGAAGTCATCATGGAAACTGGTGGCACCCCTGAGGAAGCTGTTGGCAACGCTGTGAACAGCTTGATCAGCGGAACCAATCAGGTCGGACAGATCATCCGTGACCAGTGGGGTAACGAAGTCAAGGGCATTGGTGGTATCCTCGGCCAGATCGCCGGGAGCTTGATGGGCGGAGGTGCTGGTGGTGGCGCTGGTGGCATCCTTGGAAGTCTGCTCAACATCGGCATGTCGGCACTTGGCGGCGGCGCGGGTCCTCTTGCTTCTCTGGCAGGTAGCGCGGCTCAGACGATCGCAGCAAATCCGGGCATCTTCAAGGAAGGTGGTTTTCCGGGATCGCCGGTGGCGCGGGCTTCGGTCCACCCGTCGGCATTCACCAACGCCCCGCATTATGCGGAAGGCACGCCGAACACCAGCGGCGGTCACCCGGCTATTCTGCACGACAATGAAGCGGTGATCCCTCTCAGCCGTAGCCGCAAGGTTGCTGTTGAGATGAACGGGGGAAGCCGTGGGCAGACGATCAACAACAACTTCATGATCAACAGCCCAGATGCGAACTCGTTCCGTAAGAGCGAAACTCAGATCGCGACCAAGATGCACATGCAAGCCGGCCGCGCCTACCGCCGCAACCACGGCTAATTTTCCCTTGACAGTCACCGCTATTTTGAATAGACGGTGACTGTCAGAAGGACCCTCTATGGAAATTGCAAACTTTCACGATGTCCGATTCCCGGAGGACATCAGCTACGGCTCGTCCGGCGGACCGGGATTCAATACCAGCGTCATCGATCTGGCATCCGGACACGAACAACGGAACATCAACTGGTCCTTGGCCCGCGCCAAGTATGACGCCTCTTACGGCGTCAAGACCCGCGAGCAGATGGAGGAAGTGCTTGACTTCTTCTATGCGCGCCGGGGTAAGGCTTATGGCTTCCGGTTCAAAGACTGGATGGATTTCGTTCTTGATCGTCAGGCGATCGGGGTAGCCGGCGGCACAAACACGCTCCAAGTTTTCAAGCGTTACGAGCCACTAACCAGTTATTTTTACGATCGCCCGATCATGAAGATCGTTCCGGGGACGGTGCAGGTGTGGGCAAATGGCGTCGAACTCTCACCGCTGCTGGTTAACACTGGAACCGGTCTCGTCAACACGACCACTTACGCTGGTCAGACATTCGAAGTTGCCTGTGAGTTCGATGTCCCGGTTCGTTTCGACACCGACGAAATCAACATCACCCACGACGACTGGGAATTGATGTCGTGGCCTTCCATCCCCCTCATCGAACTGCGTCCGCGATAAGCCATGAAATCCATCAGCATTGAACTTTCAAACCATCTGGATGGCGAGGTCACCACCTTGGCATCATGCTGGCGCGTGGTTCGACGCGACGGCCGTGAGTTCTACTTCACTGACCATGACCAAGACATCGTGTTCGAGGGTAACACCTACGAAGCGGAATCGAGCTACGACCGAACGGCGGTAGCAAACGGTTCGGACATGAGCGTCGATAACATGGACGTTGCCGGTATTCTCGATTCCGAGAAGATTAGCGAAGAGGACATGCGCAACGGTCTCTTCAACCGGGCTGATGTCTACGTCTTCATCGTCAACTGGCAACACCCGGAATATGGCCCACTCAAGGTCCGTCGGGGATGGTTTGGCGAAGTGACGATCACCGATACCGGGATGTTCACTACCGAAATTCGTGGTCTGGCACAGGCTCTGTCGCACAACTTCATCGAAGTCTATGCGGCCGAATGCCGGGCCGACTTCTGCGATTTCAGATGCAAGCTCAACATCGAAGATTACGAAATCCCGACGACCGTCTTGGTTGCCTTTCAGCGGGACTCCTTCGTTCTCCCGGTCAATTTTGTGCCGCCTTCGCAAGGACTAGCGCCGGGCACTGTTCGTTTCGTCGATGGACCGAATGCCGGACGAACAGTTGAGATCACAGGATACAACACTGACACCCGCACCGTCGAACTGTTCGAAAGCGTGGCTTACGAAATCACGACCGGGACAGCGATCGTGGTTGCTCCCGGTTGCGACGGATCGCTTGAGCGGTGCAAGCTCTACAACAATGTCATCAACCGCCGCGCCGAGGATTACGTCCCCGGCAACGACGAACTCATGAAGTATCCCGATGCCAAACAGTGACGATTTTATCGCAGCAGCCCGTTCCTACATGGGGGTAAAATGGCGACATCAGGGACGAAATCGATTGGGAGTAGATTGTGTCGGTCTGGTCCTTTGCAGTCTGGCTGATCTGGGAATCCCAGCACCGGACATGCAGGGATACCGGAGAACACCTGATCCGATCTTCGTCGAGCATATCCGAAACAATTCATTACCAGCCGAAAGCACAGCGCCCGGAACTCTCGGTATCTTCCGAGATGGAACCCAGCCGTGTCACGTTGGTATCTTCGCAACCATGCACGGTCAAACTTCGCTGATCCACGCTTATGCTGGAACCGGGATCGTCATGGAAGAAGTCTTCATCCACGACTGGCCGAACAAGCTGGTTGAGGTCCGTGCATTCAAAGGACTTGAATACATCTAATGGGACAACTCGCGACCACCATTGCTGGCGGCGTCATCGGCTTTGCAATCGGCGGGCCCTTCGGGGCTCAGGTCGGGATGATGCTTGGCGGCATGATCGGTGCCACTTTGTTTGGTCCGACGGTCCATGGCCCGCGCCTCAACGACCTCAAGGTCACAGCCTCAACATATGGGGTCGCGATACCTGAAATCTACGGGACCGTCCGGGTGGGTGGAAACCTCATCTGGACCAGCGGCATCCGCGAAACCAAGAAGTCTTCGCGCCCCGGTAAGGGCGGACCGAAGCAGACAACCTATTCCTACGATGCCACTTTCGCCATGGGCTTGTGTAAAGGGGAAGTGGGAGAGATTTTGCGTATCTGGGCTGACAGCAAGATCATCTACGACAAAACCGGAGGGACGACCAGAACGCCGGCACCGAGCGGCGGTAGTGTCTTCCAGACCTTGTTCGTGGAAATCCTCAACGCAAAGAAAAAGAAGAAGCGGATCAACCTTCGTCTCTACCGTGGCGACGAAAACCAACTTCCCGATTCTCTCATCGAAGCAGACAAGGGCGTGGGCAACGTTTCGGCTCACCGTGGGTTGGCTTATGTCGTGTTCGAACGACTGGAGTTGGAGAACTTCGGTAATCGCATTCCTCAGATGACCTTCGAGGTTACCAAGGCGAGAACGCGTGGGTTGTCTGCCCTTCCCGTGCGTGATCGCAGCGGCGTCGTCGAGGACACTGCAAACCGCGATTGGCTCCCAGACTTTGCGTCCGGGCGTTTGCTCAGCTTCGACAGAAGCGGGGGTGGCACCAAGCTCTACAACACAGCGGACAACACCTTGATTGCAGAAGACGAGTCGATGGACTTCGATCTGAGCGACAAGTCCTACAGTCTGGTTGATGGTCAAAACGGATTGCTGGTTGCCAACTTCCCCAGCGGGGTAGGTTTCTCCTATTACAACACTGCGATTCTGACAAAGATCAAGGAATACAATTCCTCCACCGGAACTTCCAACATTTGGGACCCGGAGGAGCAGGATATAACACTGGCAACGAATGGCAAGATCGGACACGGCCGATTTGTGTCAGGAACGTCAGGCGGCCTGCACGTCGTCCATACCGACACGACCGGCAAGACTTTCTTGATGGACAGCGAAGGCCGTCTGCTCAACGAGGTCGATGCTCCGTTCCAGCCAGACGTATTCCTCGAAGGACGACGTGACGCGCCCAACTCGCAGATCATCGGTTGGCGGTTTGCCAACGATCGCCTCGAAATGTTCGAGGTCAAGATCGGATCATCCGCGAACTATACCACCATATCTGATGGCGCGACCACGACGTGGGTTCCTCAAGAAGACTTTGAGTTGAAAACCATCAACCTCAAACCATACCCCGATGAGAAATTCCAGCCGCTGGTTCTGGTCTATGATCCAACCGATGATCACTTCTTCTGTCTGGGTGTCGATCCTGACAAATACAATGACATGGGTTCGTTCGGCAACGGCGGCGGCGTCATCGTGTTCAAATACTCGATGGCGACCGAGACCTACAAGTTTCTGGTTAGACACGCTGGCACGCCTGTCCCTCGTGGCCTGACGCAGAACATGCGCGCCTCTAGGGTCGCCGGTGGCACATTCGGATGGGTAGGTAAACCGGTTGTTGGGGCTCCCACAGTCAATCAAGTGAGTCTGCAAACCGGCGGCCTTGAAAATCTCTTTGAGGCACAGGACGATTTTGGCTCCGGCTTGACCGGCGACGGGGACCAGTATTGGGATGATGAAACGGACAGCATCTTCGCCGACAGGATCGTCGGAGGGGAAACGAATAGCTACCGACTGCGCGTGAGTGACAGCGTGTCACAGGTGACCGTTCCAGCTATTGTCGAGGACATCTGTCTCCGCACTGGTGTCTTGGCACCAGAAGACATTGACATCACTGAACTGGATGCCTCGCCTCTGGTCGGTTATTCTCTCGACCGGATGACCACGGCTCGCGACGCCTTGAAGCAGATGGCTACAGCGTTTCTGTTTGACGGCTACGAAAGTGACTACAAGCTCAAGTTCCGCTCGCGGGGCGGGGATTCGGTTGTCAACATCCCGGAAGACTGGATGGTCCGGGAAGGCGAGGATGGTGTCATCAAAGAGACCATCACGCAAGAGCTTGAAATGCCGGTTCGGATCAGCGTCAACTATTACGACATTGCTCGCGATCACCAGCAGAACAGCCAGACCGCGAAGCGCAAGGTTGCCCCTTACCCGACCATGTGGACGGCCAAGGAAGACTTGATCGACCTGCCCATCACATGGGACGCGGACTCGGCCAAGCAGTGTGCAGACAAGTTGCTCAAGATGGCGTGGGCAAATCGGATCGGTCATCAGTTCAGCTTGCCGTGGCGCTATCTGAAATATGATCCGACCGATGTCGTCACCATCACGATGGAAAACCAGACGACTTACAATCTGCGTCTGACCGAAGCGAACATCGGGTCCAGCTTTTCGATCGAGGCGATGGCGGTTAGCGAAGTTGCGACCGCTTATGTCTCGACCGCGACCGGGGCCCAGTCGCCGGCTCCTATCCAGACCGTTGAGGGTGATGGGACGGCCTTCCCGATCATCATGAATACACCGCTGCTGCGTGATGTCGATTACGACACCACTGGCTCCTCTATCTGCTACTTTTCGGCCGGCACCAATGAAGTCACCTTCAACGGGGCGGCAGTGTATATCGATGACGGTAGCGACTATCAGTCCGTTGGTGTCATCGATAGCCAGACGACCACAGGATACGTCGTAGAGGCTCTTCCGGATACGAATAGCTACGAAGCCACCGACGACACCACGGTCCTGAGGGTGCGGCTGTCCGATCCAAGCATGGAGCTTGAGTCGGTCACTCAGGATGACATCCTGAATTTCGAAGCCAACTCGGCCTTGATCGGAAATGAAATCATCCAGTTTCGGGACGCAACACTGCTGCCGACCGGAGAGTGGGCGCTGACCGGCATCCTGCGTGCCCGTCGGGGCACCAACTACGCTGTGCTGGGCCACCAGCCGGGTGAGAACTTCCTGTTGGTCAACAGCCTCTCGACGGGAAAATTCTCTCGCCCGCCTGAGAGCTATGTGACAACTCGGTTGTTCAAGGCAGCCCCTGTTTCAGTGCCGTTGTCGGACGTGGTGCCTATCTCGGTGGACTTGATCCCGCGAGACCTCATGCCTTACACCCCTGAGGCGGTCAAGGTGACCGATGACGCCACTGATGTAGTGATCAGCGCCGAACGCCGCTCGCGTGTCACAGCGCCTCTCAGAGACGGTCTGGGCACCATTCACTACAAGGAAGGGGATATGCTCAGCGCCCGGATCGTTACCAAGGTCTGGTTCGGCAAGGGGTTGTCCGATGTGAACACCGTCGGTGATCCAGACCTGACCTTGACAAACTATTTGTTCGACGCCGCCGGTCAAGACATCCCTGTGGAAGCAACCTTCCCTGTGGCTTCTCTGGGTGCCGAGGACATGATCCTGATCCAACTCGCAGAGATCGGTGAAGTGACAGGCACGCCCAAGTGGGTGCAAGCCATCCGAAATGGTCCAGCCGGGTGGGACCTCCTCGAATTATATTGACAACCACCGCCATTTTCCCTATACACTCTCCTCATTTAGGATAGCCGATGCCCAACACGCCGCTCCTCAACATCCCGCAGGTTTCGGCCTCTCAGAACAACAAAGAGATCACCATCAACGACTCGATCCTCGCATTGGAAAATGCGACGAATGCGAATCTGGATGTTTCCTTTACGAGCAGCAACGACGTTGTTCTGACCCAGACCCAAGCTACCCGAAACTTCATCTACACCGCGATCGACGCGACGGGAGTAAGCACTTTGCGATTCCCGAACACGATCGGTGCTGCGAACTTCAACCGGGTCGTCTGCGTCCGCAACACCAGCGGCGCTGTTCTGACTGTAAGCTTCGAGACCGGGGCTGGTGCTGCCGTGGAAATCCCGGACGGACAGGCCCGCTTGATTCTCGCTGTCAACGGGTTGGACATGATCGCGGTTTCTGCGCCTTAATTATCAGATAGCCAAAACCCATGGGTCAACTTGTTACCACCATCGCCGGCGGCGTCATCGGCTTCTTGATCGGCGGCCCGATGGGCGCGTCGATCGGTATGGCACTTGGTGGTATGATTGGTGCTACCTTGTTCGGTCCGACCATCAAGGGACCGCGCCTCAACGATCTCAAGGTTTCCTCCTCGACCTACGGGATTGCGATCCCTGAAATCTACGGAACCGTTCGGCTCAGCACGAACTTGATCTGGACAACCGGGATCAAGGAAACCAAGAAGACACGCCGCGCCGGTAAGGGTGGCCCGAAGATCGAAACCTACTCCTACGATGCTTCCTTTGCCCTAGGACTGTGTAAGGGCCCGATCCGGGAAGTTCTTCGTATCTGGGCTGACAGCAAGCTCATTTACGATGTCAGCAGCAATGGCACCCGTAACCCGCTCAACGCAGGTCAGTCAGGTATTCTCGCACCCATTCTTCTGTCCTTCCGAACCGGAAGCACAAAGAAGAAGCGGGTCAATATGCGTATCTACCTCGGTAACGAAGAGCAGCTTCCAGACTCCCTGATCGAAGCCGATAAGGGTGTTGGGAACGTCTCGGCTCATCGCGGCTTGGCTTATGTCGTGTTTGAGCGACTCCAGCTTGAGGATTTCGGTAACCGGATTCCCCAGTTCACAATGGAAGTCACTAAGGCTCCTGCCGAATCTTTTCCTTCTGTCGAAGTCAAAGAAGGACCGGCCGGCCCGGTAGAGCGGCCCGATGGACGATTCTGGTTTCCTGACTGGGAAAACGGCAAAGTCTATTCCAGCATCATCGGGGATGACACCACACAGGTGTTTGATCTCAATACCATGCAGCAAATGCAGAGTTGGTCGGGATCGGATATGTGGTTGACTAAACGCTATGGCTTTGCGCCTTGGGCTGGTATTTTCTTCGAGGACGCCGGGTCTGGTAACTCGCGTCCATTAGCCATTTATAGCCTCAGCACTGGCGCTCGTATCAATCTTGTAGGTGTTGGTTCCCGCTCTCTGTCTGGATTTTATGTCCAGAGTGGACCGGACCAAGGTGCTTTAGCTATGGGTGCTAATTTTGGTAACCAAGCTACCGCAACCTTGGATGGGCGATACATCGTTCTGGCAG